GTATCTTTCCGAAAATTTACAGAAAAAATGGGGTCCGATTCTTGACCATCCTGAATTGGGAGGAATTAAAGATGCTTATAGAAGAGCAGTAACAACTGTTTTATTGGAAAATCAAGAAAAATCAATGAGAGAAGATGGCCAAGTTTTAGCAAGTCAAAATTTTCTTTCTGAGGCAGCATCTGACGGATTAGCAGTTGGTGCTCCAAATGGTCTTGGTAATTATCCAGATCAAGGCGGTGTTGCTAAATATGATCCTATCATGATTTCATTAGTTAGAAGATCTATGCCTAATTTGATTGCATATGATATTTGTGGTGTTCAACCTATGACAGGTCCAACTGGTCTTATTTTTGCTATGAGAGCAAGATATGATAAGATGGACGGATCAGAGGCATTATTCAATGAACCAGATTCTACTTATTCTGCGAATTCAAATGTCACACAAACTTCAGGTGCACCTGGTTTATTATTGACCGCAAATAATGGTGTAGCCGTTGCAAATGCATCGGCAGATTTCGCAACTGCGGGTGGTGGTATTCCTACCAATGTTGGTGAGGATATGACACCTCAAAACATGGCGTTCTCAATTGAGAAAGTAACTGTTACCGCAAGAACAAGAGCATTGAGAGCAGACTATACAATGGAAGTAGCGCAAGACCTCAAAGCAGTTCATGGTTTGGATGCTGAAACAGAACTCAGCAATATTCTATCTTCTGAAATTCTTGCCGAAATTAATAGAGAAGTAATTAGAAAAGTATATAACGAAGCAACCATTGGCGCACAACATAATACAACTACTCCAGGTATTTTTGATTTAGATACCGATTCAAATGGAAGATGGTCAGTTGAAAAATTCAAAGGATTGATGTTCCAAATTGAAAGAGAAGCAAATGAAATCGCAAAAAAGACAAGAAGAGGAAAAGGTAATATTATCGTAACTTCTTCCGATGTTGCTTCTGCACTTCAAATGGCAGGTGTATTGGACTATGCTCCTGCACTTGATAGCAACAATATGAATCCAGATGATACTGGAAATACATTTGTAGGTGTTTTAAATGGTAGATATAGAGTATATATTGATCCGTATGCAGTTACAAATTCTTCAAACTACTTTGTAGTTGGATATAAAGGCTCATCGTCTTATGACGCTGGAATGTTCTATTGTCCATACGTGCCGTTGCAAATGGTACGTGCGGTAGATACAAACACTTTCCAACCAAAAATTGGATTTAAGACCAGATATGGAATGGTAAGAAATCCATTTGCTGCATCAACTGCCCCATCGGCCGCTGGTTATAATACAGCAGCATATGATTTGGGTGGAGATATGGTAGGAACAGGTGGTCATGCCAACGAGTATTACAGAATTGTTAGAGTAAACAACTTGATGTAATATATCCTTTGCGGGAGTTGCACACTCCCGCATTTATCTTTCCTTTTTCATATCATATAAATAATGATATGTCAACACTCACAAAAAATTTAAACTATTTTATACCTACTGGATTTAATTTTATAATTGATAGAATTCCTAATGTGAATTTTTTCTGTCAATCTGTAAATTTACCGGGTTTATCTCTAGGAGTTGCTACAGTAAATACACCTTTTAGGGATTATCCTTTAGCAGGCGACAAAATAGATTATAATGAACTCAGAATATCTTTTGTTGTCGATGAAGAATTGAAAAATTGGCTGGAAATTTATAATTGGATTGTTGGGTTAGGATATCCTTCTAGTACAAATCAATATAAAAATCTAAAAGAATCACATCCAAATGGTGTTTATTCAGAAGGAATATTGTTTATATTATCAAGCCATAAAAATGTACAATACAAAGTTGTATTCAATAAAATATTTCCTATATCTTTAAGTGATATAGATATGAATTCGATATCAACTGATACAACGACTACCATAGCAGATGTTAGTTTTATGTATACTATATATACTGTAGAGAGGATTATTAGTGATGTTTAAATGTTGAGGTTAAATGACATTAGAAGAAATACAAAAATTATGGACCAGTGATTGTATAATTGACGATTCTCAGTTAGATATAGAATCTATAAAAATTCCAGAATTACATAACAAATATTTAAAGATTTTTTCAGAAGAACGCCTTAGATTAGTTAGAATGGAATCTAAGAAAAAAAGTTTACAAAAATTAAAATGGTTATATTATACTGGAAAAATAGACAAAACCAGTTTAGATGAAATGGGATGGGAAACTTTTGAACTAGATTTAAAAAGTAGAAATAAAGAAGATCTTAATAGATTTATAGATTCGGATAATGATTTGCTTGAAATGCAAGATAAAATAGAATATCAAAAAGAAAAAATGAATTATTTAGAAACAATAGTCAAATCATTAGTAAATAGAGGATATTTAATTAAAAATGCTATTGATTGGAAAAAATTTACAATGGGAGCATAAAAATGCCATATGATATATTAATACAAGCTAATCTTCCTCTATTCACTGAAGATGGAGGTGCAATGGGAGGAACAGAAAGACAAATATTAAATGTGGCAGAAAATCTTTCTGAGAAAGGTGTTGATGTTGGCATATTACATTCATTGACCGATGGAACAGACAAAATTATAAAAGGCGTTAAGCATTTAAATGCCTACAGACATCATTATGCAAAATCAAAAGTTAGAATAACGTGTAATCATTTTGACTACATGGGTAATAGACATGGATCTTATGGATTATATAGTCCTCATGTTAAACCATTATCACCTATTGAAATAAATTCATCCGAAAAAATGTATAATTGGATGCATAATTGGTGGACTTCACCCGAACAAATACCTAGAATTTTTAATTCAAATGCAATAAAAAAATATGTTTATGAAAAAGGTAAAAAAATTTCAGATGATCAGGTAATACATTATATGGTTCCTAAAGGAATTGATGTACCAATAAAAGACGATAGAAAAAAACATTTATATTGGATGAGTGCTTTTGGTAAAGGTTTAAAAGAAGCTGTAATGTTGTATATGGGATTGTATGAACAAGGATTAAACAGAGAATTTTATATTAGCATTCCTCCTCAGAGACAAAGAAAAGATGTTGAAATAGTTCATAATTTTTTAAAAGATGTTAACAAATTTAATTACCCTATTACTTTTTTAGGAGAGCTTGATTATAAAAATACTTTAAAAAATTTAAGCAATTCTGCATGTTTATTTAGGCCCACTTTGCCTCAAGAAACATTTGGATTAGTTTATCTAGAAGCAAATAAACTGGGCGTACCTGTTATCACTTATAAAGGAGATGCTTCAGAAGAAATTTTAACAGACAAAAATAATATGCTTATTGATGATCATCATACTATGGAAGATATTTTAGAATGGTTAAAAGATATAGAAACTAAAAAAACATCGATTGACATGAATAAATTTGATCCAGAATTTATAACACAAAAATGGATAAAATTAATAGAAAAATAATAAATGTTATATCAACCAGATACATTGTTAATAGACAAAAAAAATGAAGTTTATATGACTGTCCAAACTGAACCGGGATTAGCACAAGAATTGAGTGATTATTTTACTTTTTTTGTGCCAGGATATAGATTTATGCCTTCATATAAAAATAAAATATGGGATGGAAAAATACGTTTGTTTAATCTTAAAAATAAAACTTTATATAATGGTTTGATAGATCATGTTATTAGATTTGCAAAAGATCGTAATTATAAAATAGATTATAAAAATTTCCCTAAAAATTTGAATAAATATGATAAAGATGATTTTGAAAGATTTGCTAAATCTTTAAATTTAACACATACACCTAGAGATTATCAGATTAATGCATTTTTACATGCTATTAATCATGAGAGATGCCTTTTACTTTCTCCTACCGCATCTGGCAAATCTTTCATCATCTATTTAATTTTAAGATATTATCAGCAAAAAATATTAAATTTTAAATGTTTAATAATAGTTCCCACAACATCTCTTGTAGCACAAATGGCTAGTGATTTTAATGATTATGCTAAAAATGATTCATGGAATAGTTCAGAAATGATTCATGCTATTTTTGCTGGAAGAGATAAAATTTCCGATAAACCTATATATATTTCAACTTGGCAATCATTATATAAATTGCCAATGAATTATTATTCAGATTTTGATTTAATTTTAGGTGATGAAGCACATCAATTTAAAGCCAGATCTTTACAACAAATAATGGAAAATACAGTTAAAACTAAATATAGATTTGGTACAACAGGCACTTTAGATGGAACACAAACACATCAATTGATGCTTGAAGGATTATTCGGAAAAACATATAAAGTAATTACAACAAAAGAACTAATTGATAAAAAAACTTTATCGTCTTTTAAAATAAAAGCTTTAGTTCTACAATATTCAGAAGAACTTAAAAAACAATTAAAAAATATTAATTATAAAGAAGAAATTGAATTTATTATAAACAATGAAACTAGAAATAAATTTATTCGTAATTTGGCAATTGATTTAAATAAAAATACTCTTATATTGTTTCAAATGGTCGAAAAACATGGTAAAATAATTTACAATTCAATTAAGGAAAAAGCAAATGAAGAAAGAAAGGTTTTTTTCGTCCATGGAGGAACAGATATTGAAACAAGAGAATCAATTCGACATATATCAGAACAAGAGGAAAATGCCATTATTGTTGCGTCTTACGGCACTTTTTCCACTGGCATTAATATTACTAATTTACATAACATTATATTTGCTTCTCCCTCTAAATCACGTATTCGAAATTTGCAGAGTATAGGTAGAGGATTAAGAAAAAATAAAACAAAAGATATTGCAATTTTATATGATATTGCTGATGATCTTTCATATAAAACACATAAAAGTTATACGCTTTTACATTTCATAGAAAGAATCAAAATATACAATGAAGAACAATTTGAATATAAAATAATAACAATTCCAGCTGGAGATTAGTATTTAATAATACTCTATCAATCGAGGACACTCTTATTCTATCATGTTTTTTTGAGTCTGTCAAGTCTTTTTTTTCTCTTGACAAAAAATATTTTTTTTGATATAATTTATAATTGTTATACCTTAAAAAAGGAGAGTGTATTTATGGCTAATTATATTAATAATGAAGATTTTTTATCAGCAATGATTTTATATAAAAAACAAATTGCAGATTCTGAATTTAAAGGAGAAGAACGTCCTCCAGTTCCAGATTATATAGGTGAATGTTTTTTACTGATTGCTGAAAGACTATCTTATAGACCTAATTTTATAAATTATGCATTTAAGGAAGATATGATTTCAGATGGTATTGAGAATTGTCTTCAATATGTTCATAATTTTAATCCAGAAAAATCAAAAAATCCTTTTGCGTATTTTACTCAAATTATATATTGGGCTTTTGTTAGAAGAATTCAAAAAGAAAAGAAAAAT